ATGACTCAAAGTAAGTTTTGGACCAAGCAAGATCTGCGTGCTTTTGTAAAAGAACATAATTTCACTTCCCCTGAGCAAATCCAGACCACCTTAAAAGAATTGTTCAAAGATGTACTTCAGGAAGCACTGGAGGCTGAACTGGATACGCAGCTCGGCTATGACAGGCACGACGTGAAGAATAAACAGACCAAGAACAGCAGGAATGGCTACACCAAGAAAACGGTAACCTCGGAATACGGCGATGTGGAGATTCAGGTGCCGCGTGATCGGCTCGGAGAGTTCACCCCCGTCGTGGTCAAAAAGCATCAAACCAATGTTACCGGCATCGAAGACCAAATCATTGCACTGTATGCCAAAGGAGTGAGTACAAGGGACATTCAGGATCATCTGGAGCATTTGTATGGCATAGAAGTCTCTCCCACGCTCATCTCCAATGTCACCAATAAAATTGTTCCCCTAATTAAGGAGTGGCAAAACAGGCCGCTGCAGAGCGTTTATACCGTTGTGTTTCTGGATGCGATTCATTTCAAGGTTAAGCAGGACGGGCACATCGTGAACAAAGCCGCCTATATGGTCATCGGCATTGACCTGGACGGGAACAAAGACGTGCTTGGCATCTGGATTGGCGAGAACGAAACCGCCAAGTTCTGGCTTAGCGTCCTTAATGAGCTCAGAAACCGCGGAGTTCAAGATATACTTATCACTTGTGTCGACAACCTGACGGGCTTTTCACAAGCCATAGCTGCCTGTTTCCCACAAACCGAAATCCAAAAGTGCATCATTCACCAGATCCGCAACTCTATTCGCTACGTCTCCTACAAGGACGTCAAGAAGGTCACTGCGGACCTGAAACCGATCTACAAAGCACCAACCGAGGAAGCTGCGCAGCTGGAGATGGACCGGTTTGAAGAAACATGGGGCGAAAAGTATCCGCTTATTGTGAAGTCCTGGCGGCAGAACTGGGATGAGCTGACGACCTTCTTTAGGTATCCAGCCGAACTGCGAAGATTGATTTACACCACGAACATGATTGAGAGCTACCACCGGCAGCTGCGCAAAGTGACCAAGGGCAAAAGCATCTTCCCCACCGATGAATCACTAATGAAGATGCTGTATCTCTCGACCATGGATGTACTGAAAAAGTGGACCGGCCGCGTGCAGAATTGGGGGCAGATTTTGCTTCAATTAACCGTCTACTACCCCGAGCGTGTTGAAGTACGCTAAAGCAGCTTTACTTGGAGGAGTGGGCATGGTAGGCTAACTGCCGGCGCGAGGAGGCTTCCAGCCAACTCGGCCACTCGCGTTATTCCATGCCCACAGAGGCTCCAAGTCAAGCTGCGGAACAACCATTAACTAGAATCGGCGTTAAAAGGTTACACAAAATTCTTGACAGACTCTATGTTTTTATAAATCGTTACTAATTTATCTTTTAGTTTCTCTTTTTTTTCTTTTAGTTTTTCTTTGTCCTCTTCTTTATCCTTTTGTTCTTTAACTTTATCCTGGCTAGATCGCATAATACACAGCACTCCCCTTTTAAAACTCTATAGCTTCGATTTGTAAGCAAGTGATTCTTAGTTTATTACAAAACAATACATTATCCATCCTTTTCCTAGCAATAATAAAATTAACTTTAAATTCTTAATGTGTTTATACAACAAAAGAAAATGAATGCTTTTTACGGCAAAAAAGCCTCCACTAGCTAATCACCAGTGGAGGCTTTTTATTTTAGATCACTTTCTGATCACTACTACTACCCGAATCAGTCAGCTTTGCTGGGTGAACCTTCGCATTATGATCCAGCCATGCTTTGTGGATAGATGCCTTGATTTCATCCCCGGAGAGGTTGATACCCAGCTGCCCGAGTTTCTTAGACGCATATTCGTATGCTGCGGAAAGCTTGGCTACTCCGCCCATCCCTTTGAAAAGCGTCTCTGCGTGTGCGAATGCCTCTGTACCAACTTTTTCCAACACTTCTCGCTGTGCATCTGTAGTCTGTGCTTTGTACAGCTCCAGCGCCTTCTTTTTGACCTGCCGGAGGCCTGCAAGTGCGAGCAATGCGGCAATAGTCAGAACGGACTGGGCAATTTCAGTGATATGAGGTTGAATGATTTCCATGATCATGATTAGATCGCTCCCTTTTCGGATAATTTTTTGAGGACCACTGCAAGCTCGGCGAATTCGACTGGTTCGTTGGGGTCATGCGGGCGTTCAATACCGCCTTGCTCTGCAAGCCAATTGAGTGCTTCCTGCTTCCATGCATCGCTGGAAGGCGGGGTTGCCGGCGGTGTGATCGGCTCCGGCTCCACGACCCAAATCAACAGGGCGTGATTCACCACGCGCTCCCCAGCGCCCTGGTTCTGACCCAGGCTGCCCTTGCCCTTTTGGGCGAGTACGCTGGAGCCGCCGCCGTCGAAGTTCAGCGCCCAAGTGCAGCCCTTAGACTGCATGTAAAGTGCGGCTTCCTCGAGCGTCAGGCCTTGGTCGTACTGCATCCGACCGTCCGCCACAGCAATATGCAGATCGCCCGACGCATCAAGCCCGAACACGGTCCGCTGTGCGCGGCTGGTGCCGATGTCATCGGGCACTTCCTGGAGAACCCGGTAATAGTCCCAACATAGGTTGCCAGCTTCGATCAGCAGAGGGGCCCCCTGCACCAGCACATCCCACTGCACGGTAGGATCAAGCTGGCCGATCTGTGGCCGCCCTCCTTTAACGCCAAACTCATGCCAGCTGAGCATCTTGCCGTAAGCCTGGGCAATCACCTGGCCATCAGCCACCGCATCCCCGAGTACTTTACCATCCCAGAAATAAGGCGCATTTGTTGCAAAATCAGCACCATACTCCGCGAGCAGATCCGACACCTTGGCGCCGGTTCTAGCCACAAACTGAAACTTCAGCTTCTTGCCGTCAAGCTTCAGATACCGTACATCCGTGGCTTTAATCTTGTAGTCTCCATCGCAGCGCTTAAGCACGCCGCCTTGGGCATAGACCCGCTCCTTTAGAACTGCAGGAAGCAATTTAATCCCCATCCTCTCGAAAACATCTCTTTTGAACCTGTCATGAACAAAAAGTGTATGGTGAGGGCAATCCTTACCGTAAACCACTTTGTGCGGCTGCAGCTGCTCCCACGATGTGAAGCCCTCCTGCAGCATGATCTGTGCAACCACATCGACCGCATTGCGATAGGTAGCCAAATCCAGAGGCTCTCCGGGCTCGACAGCCTCGCAGGCGATCTCAACGCCGATCCAATAGGTGTTATACATCCCGTTGCCGTCGCCGGCATGAAAGGCGTTCTCGTCGAAGGGGATATGCTGTGTGGCGCTGTCCTTATCCACCGTTACATGCCAGCTCACGACCCGGTCCTTAACCGTGGCCATGTACTCCCCATGCAACTCATCGCCCGCCCCGTCCTTCCAATTATTTGTGGTATGAAAAAGGACGCCTTGCGCTTTGCGCCGACGTCCTGGACGGTTAGGGCTCCCGATCGGGATGAATTTTTGCTTAATGGTGATCATCATAGCCTCCTTATGGCTTATACGTTTTCCACAGCCCCAAACCGCCTAAGAGCATGCTTCCCAAGATCGATGTGCCAAACCAGAACAACCACCTATCGATAGCATCAAGTCGCTTGTGGGAAGATTTGGTGGAGCTCAAAGCTTCCTTAGCTGTATCGTCCACGTCATCCACTTTTTCCTTCAAATCTTTGATATCGGCCATCATGGTCTTTAGCTCCCTGATATCCAGCCGAACATTGACGATCTGCTCACTGAGCACCTTAGCATCCTCTCCGCTCATGCATACACCTCCTCTCCAGGGACTGGAGTGCTCCCTCGCCCTCTCAATGCAACCGAAATAGCCCCGATCGGATCGAGGCAGCACTTTCGTATTTGTAACTAAGCCGGAGGTCTGTCTGTTGATTATTTTTGCTGCTCTTTGCTTTCGATCAGTGCTTTTTCTTCCTCGGTGATGTACTTCTTCGTTACAGCGGTTTGAAGCTGAGCTGCGGTTACGGCCTTTTTGACCCAGCAAATCTCAAAATGCGGATAAAGTACACTCGACATCCCATTCGCCTCCGGTCCGTTAGAGTCCCAAGAGATAATTGACTGTCGTGCGAAGAACGGAAATCTCATTCTTCAGTTCATCAAGTTCCACCTCTTGAGGTGATTTCGGAGGTGTCGGCGAAGGTTCTGTGCCTACCTCCTTTGTCTCCCAATTCACGACAAGTTGGTGCCCTTGAGGAACTTCGGGGGGCTCGCCGTCGAACAGAATATACTGCATTGGAAGCTTTGTAGCTATCTCGTCCGTGACATTTGGCATGATTCCGTTGGGACGCCCTGAGCTATTGTAAATTGCGTACATTCTCATTCCCCCTTATAGAACGTCATAACGGAAGTGAATATTCCTAACCTTGAACGCCCCCAAGCTGCTCGCTGCCGTGATGTAGATAGGTGTCTTATTTAGGATTTTGATTGTGGTTTCAAATGTAACCCACGTGTAGGGCTGGCCTCCCTGGGCGCCGATTGAGACAGAACCATTGTTCCAGTTAAAGTCCGAGTCAACGTCCCAGTACGTGCCGTATCCATGCCACCATACCGGCCCTTGTCCCGGCATTACGTTTCTGTCGAGGTATGTGCTGCCGTTGCTGGCTGCGTTAATTACGTTGCCATGAACCGATGCCCCCATGCTTCCGCCGTAGCTGTTTGAGTCATTACACATGTCCATGACGATGTTAACCTCGCCCACGCCTTTGGGTATATGCTTGGCTACGAGGAACCTGCGGCCGCTGCTGCCCCCAGGGCAACCGAATTCCGTATTGTTATGCACTGTTTCCTGCACCGTACCGCTCGCCACAATCGTGCTCACGCCTGCCACCCTCCATGCGGAACCCGTCCAATATTCCAGGATTCCGTTACTCCCCCATCGTAACGGGGGCTGATATACTCCATCGCGCCATACGTCGCCATTCTTGTAAATCTCAACCCCATCTCCCGGCTCGCCAACGGTCAGAGATTGGCTGCGGAAACGGGCCACCGTATCATCGCCGAACTTCAGCCTGAAGAAATCCTCGATCCCTGTATCTGACCCTTGAGCATCATCACCTACCGTTAAGGTGAGGATATCCTTGTTGGCTCCCTCGTCCACAAACTCCAGCCGGGCATAGTCGGAATCACGATTCCACAAAATTCGCGGGTTATTGAGTGTGGAGTCATTGATAGTGGAATTTTTGATGGTGGCCGAATCAATGCTTCCTCCGGAGTCCGCCAGAATGACACGCTTCCCGTCAATAAAGGCCGTGCCGTCGCGCCAGATTTGCATCAGCGTCTTGTGGTATTGCCCGTTATTCTTGTAGGCCCACACGGTGAAGGCGGACCCGACCTGATCATCCCCGTTTTCGTCGCCATCCAACCCAATGCCAACCCGATGGACATCATTGGTGCTCCCCAGGTAATGATGCACGCGCCCGCCGGAGGCAGATCCAACTGCTGACCGGAGCGCGCCGGTCATGGGCTGACTGCCGTCTTTAGGGAGACTAGCATTCGCTTTGGCAACGGCCTGATCGGCAAGGAGCTGCAGGTCGGTGAAGTCGTGACCAACCGCCTTTCCGCCACCGCCGCTATACCGAATATCGGTAATGTTGCTTGCGTCGACCTTCGTCACACCCGCAGCCACATAAACGTCAGCCAGACCGATTTCCCAGTACTCCTCATTTTGCTCCAGTGCAGGAGGCACAGGTGTCGCCGACGGCTCGCCGGCCTTAACGGTGGCGACGATATCCCGTTTATTCAGCGTATCCAGCCGAACGACGATGCGGTGGATTCGGGGGAACTCTGGATGTGCCGGCGGCAGTTCAATCTCCTTGAAGTCATCATTACGATACCAGTAGCCCCGCAGCCATGCCTGCCCTGTGCTTACCCGGACGGCAAGCCGCTGGGGATCGGTTTCCAGTACCTTGAGCTCTGCACCAACCCGTGGGAAGATGCCCGTCTGGAAGAACCGGTCAAAGACCTCGGCAAACTCGAGCTGATTGTATTCCCTCACATCCCCTTCGGTGCTGCCGAAAAAACGATAGTGCTCCGTCATGCTATCTTCTCACCTCCGTCTCCAAATTTCTTCGATCTGCTTTCAGCACGCTGACCAGGTCCGGCCACTCCTTGCCGACAACCAGCCTGACCGCCTCTCCCCGATCCGGCGTGAGCTCTTCAACCACACCCACAATTCGGGATTCCGTGCTGCCTACGCCCGGATACCGAGCGTGGACAATATCGCCCAGGTCGAAATCGATGCCGTATTTAAACGGCCCCCAGGGCAGATGCTGAAACTCCATGACGAGCTCCTCGCCATATTCAGCCAAGCGTTCATTTCCGCGCTGTAACAGCTGCTCAGCGGTCTGCAGGTCACGTGCATCGATAAACACTTCTCGCCGCTTCAGACCTTGGGGCGAACCGTTTGCAACGGAGACCACCAGCCGATCCTGCGCCTCCCCCTTGCCGCCGACAATCGCCACGTTTTTGGAGTCCAGGATGCTGTGACGGAAAGCCATGCTTTCGACATTATCGAATTCCGGAGAGAAGATCACCGGCGGATGCTCCGTCTGGCCTGGCGTCAGATTGCGGCCGGAGAGAACGTTAAAGGAAAATGAGGCGGACTCCAGGTCAAACAAGGTTTCGTACCCCAGCCCGGAAGCAAAGGAAAGGTTCTCGAGCAGAGCAGCCACCGTTTGAAACCGGGCACGCATCTCTACCGTTTGCCCCCGGGCATAGTTCAACCCAAGCTGCAGGAAAGGTATGACACGGTCCGGATTACTCGGCTCAATGCAGTTCACCTTCACGTAATGCCTCATGACCTGTTCCGCGATGCCTCGCTGTTCATCGTACCCACTGCCCGTATCCGTCATATGCAGAGCCAGACGTTCAAGAAAGACCCCGGAGAATTCGCGTCCTTTCACAGTCCACGTTTCCGAAAGCTTGCCTTCCTGCGTCAGCGGCAGTTCCCTGTGCGCGATGATGCCAGCACGCCACTTGCCCCCGCGTTTTACCGCAATGAAATTGTCGGCTTGCAGGTACTGGGCATTGGTTTTGTTTCGGTTGATCTGAAGCTCCCAGGTGTGTGGATTACGCCAGCGGCGCGTCCACTGCAGGTATTCGTAATTATCGATCTGGGCAAGGTAGCGAAGCTCCGGATCAAAGATAAGGACAGGATATTTGTTCACGGCTACACCCCCAAGTATCGCGGCTGGTATTCCAAGGTCACAGCGCCAAACTTCGATTCCTCTGTTGCCTGATATGAAATCTCATTCTCTCCCGGTACCAGTCCCCAAAATTCGGACTCCGGCGCCACCCAGTGAAACGCATTGGACCGGGTGCCGTCCTCGGTGATTTTGGTCACCGTCTTCTGGCCAAATGCCGTGTTGATCTCAAGCCGGTGTCCTTCCGGGATTTCCTGCACCAGCTTGATCATCTGCCCCGTTGTCTTATTCTCGAGCACGGGGTTCTTCAGCGGCCCGAGAAAGGTGATAAAGACCGGGGCGTCCAGGTCCCCGCGGTTGTTGAGCATCATGAATTGGCCAACCCGCCCAAAGCTGATCGGGAATCGAAACGGAAAGGAAAGACCGCCTGTGAATGAGGCCAGATTCACCTTTTCGATTTTTGGATCATAAAAGGCCGGATCCGGGCACAGGAAGGAAATCAGGAACTTCTGATAGATCCCATGCTGCTTATCCGGGAAAACCGGCGACTCCTCCGCAATCGCCAGGATCTCCTTTGCCCCGCCTGCATCCTCATACCGAACGACCCCCAGACCAAGCTTTGGATTGAGTACGCGCATCAAGGTCCGGCGCCTCTCCTCCACCGTCACTGCCCCGGGCACGATCGATCCCTCTATCGTTAGCTCACGAACATCAAGGGTGTTGCCAAGGTAGGTCTGACCGTCTTGATAAGGCGATTTATTGAGCTGAACCGTTGTCCGGACCGCACCCACCCCCTCAAGCTTCGTTAAGAAATACGGCCCGGCACTCAGCAGCTCGATGCTCTCTTTATTCGCGTTTGTGAAGGTGATCTTACGCACCGTCTAACCCCCATCCCATCGCAAGCTGCCGGCTGGCCCGCGCATTCAGCCGAGCTGTTTCGGCCGGAGAGAGTGGCTGCGGAGAGTTGATGGTAAGGTTCTGCACAAAGCTGCTCGGCGCAGCCGCTGCCGTTCTGCCCGCCGGCGCCGCCATATTCGGCAGCTCCACCTTAGGAAAAGCCGCGCTGGCGATCGTTCGTGCCGCACTGGCCACACGGCTCAGTCCGCCCTTCATCCCAAGCGCAAACCCCTCCGTTGTGAATCCGCCGTATTCCATCATCACCCGGGAAGGCGACCGGATGCCTAATGCGCCGGTAATGCTGCCCTTCACGGTGCTTGCTACGCTGTCCATCGCGGCTTTAACGGACCCGATTGCTGATCGGATGCCTTTAATCAACCCTTCGATGATATCCTTGCCCCACTGCAGGGCCTCATCCGGCAGCTTCTTAATATAATCAAAGGCTCCGTCCAGACCCGTTCTGACGGCACTGGTTACCTCGTTCACCGTGTTGTTGAATCCATCGCGCATGGACCGGAACATGTCTTCAGCGTACCCTTTGAGCTTCTCGGGAAGCTCTCCAAACCAGGTCAGAAGTTCATCCCACTTGGTCCGGGTGCTGCTGATCGTCTCCTCCACCAGCTTGAGGACTGACGTTTTGAAGTCCGTCCAGCCGGTACTGGCCTGGGCAGAGATATTGATCCACAGCGTGGAAAGATAAGCCTCCGCCTCGTTCCAACTCTGGATCAGGTATGTTTTCATCAGATCCCAGGAAGCAGCCAAGCCGCCTTTGAGTGTTTCCAGGGCGCCGGTAAAGATCAGCTGGATGCCGTCCCAAATCAACCGGAAGGAGGTTCTAAGGTTCTCCCAAATCTGCCCGGCATGAGAGGTCAGTTCGGTAAAATTGAAGGTGACCAGGTCCAGCAGCAAGAGGATCGAACCGAGAGTCATGTTTTTAATGACGGTCCAGCTGCCGGAAATTATAGATTCAATACCGCTGAACACCGTCGATATGCCACCGCTCATCCCCCCGAAAATCGTCATCACGGTGCCGACGATTTCGTACACAACCGAATTAATGTGGGCAGAAATATTGTTCCAGGTCTCAGTCACACCCGTGTGGATGCCATTGCTCACCGAGGTGGCGACGGACAGAAACGAGTTCCACGAAGTTGTGAAGAAGCCGGTAATCCCTGACCACACCTGCTGTGCTTGACCGGCGATGCCCGCCCATGTCTGGGTGAGATAGCCCGCGATCTGCCCCCACACATTACTCGAGGAAGTCATGACTTCATTCCATACCCCACTGATGCCCTGTACTGAAGGAACGAAGTTGCCCGTAAGATCCTGCTGCAAGGTTGCGGTGGTTTGCATCAGTCCCTCGAGCTTGGCTGAGGTGTTGTCCGCGGCTGCACCAAGACCGCCGATGTCCCCGCCACCGCCCGTAAAGCCGCCAGAGTCCGGGAATGGAGATTCTTCAGCACCCCCTGCGCCGGATTCCGCTTTTTCGGCCTGCTGCAGGCTGGCAATCTTCTTCTGCAGTTCATCGAGCACACCCATCTGCTTCTGAACCATGGGCTGCAGATCGATGGTTTTGCCAACGGCATCGGCAATGCTCTGCTTTTCAGAATTGAGCCCGTTGACCAAGCTGTCAGCAAAGGATTGGCCCGCGTTCTGCCAGCTCGGGTTGTATTTCTGGAGCAAGTCGACGATTTCCTGATTGTTCTTATCGATCACCAGCTTGCGGGCTTCCAGCTGCAGGCTTTCTTGTGTCGTCAGTTCGTCAAAGTGCTTTTTGACCGCATCTCTTTCCGACTTCAGCGACTCTTCCACCTGAGAGGCCCGCAGCTTTTCCTGCTCTTTCTTGCTGTCCAGATCGGCTTTCAGCAGCTCTTTCTGCTCTGTGGATGCTTCCTTCAGCCCCTCGATCTGTTTCTTCAGGGCTTCCTTCTGGTTGTTCCGCTGCTCGAGCAGCTGCTCCCGTTCATACTTGGCGATGGTGCTGCTCAGCTCTTCCTGCAGGCGAGCCCGTTCATCCGCGGTCTCGGCAGCCGCGATCTTTTTCTGAAGCTCGGCGAGCCGTGTCTGCTGCTCCTGGGCCTTTAAGGCTTTCTCCTCGTTGCTTGTCTGGCTGTCAATGCTGTCGATCTGGTCCTGAACGGCCTTGACCTTGTTATAGGTCTCTTCGTCAATGAGCTTCAGCTTTTCAGCGTACTCCTTGTCGTAGACCTTTTGTCGCTCATCTGAGGCCTTCTTCTCATTCTCGAGCTGCTTGTCCAGCGCCGCGGTTTGGATGCTCTCCATTTCCTCGTACTGCTTGCGGAGAGCCCCAACGATCGCCTCACCGAGCTTGTTCAGCATGCCGATGTTCTTCTCCATCGTCTGCTTGATGCCATCGGCAATGCTCTGGGTTTGCTCGAGCACCGAGTCCTGTCCGGAGGCCATACCCTGTACAAGTCCCTCATCGATGTATTGGCCGTATTCTTCCATTACCTTTGATGGGGAGTGGATGCCCATGATCCGCCGGAAGGCGCCGGCGATGCCGTTGGCCACCGCCGTGATCGTGTTGATGACCGGTTGAAGCTTGCTGTTGATCCCCGCCATCAGGCCGGCCATGATGTATTGGCCATAGGTGGTGACTGTATTGACGAGATTTCCGAAATACGATGAAAGCCAGGAACCGAGTCCCGAGAAGAACGATTTAATCTGATCCCAATTCTTCACGACCAGATAGGCACCCGCGGCCAAGGCCGCTATGGCGGCAATGGTGATGCCGATCGGACCGGTGATCACCGCCATCACCCCGCCGGCGACTGCGATTGCCCCGGAAGCCGCAGAGAAGGCGCCAATGAGGGTGGTGACGGCCCCCACCATTTGAGCCACGATCATCACGACAGGCCCGGCTGCCGCGGCGATCGCCCCTAGCACCAGCGTGAGCTTCTGACCGCCTGGCGAAAGGTTGGAGAACCACTGCGTCAGGGACTGCACCGCAGCGCTGACCTGGGGAAGGATTTCCTCAGCCAGGCTGATCATCATCTCCCCGAGGGGTTGCAGGGCCGTCTGGAACTCTCTCCATACCTTGGTTGCCCTGACCCCGAGGTTATCCCTCAGGGCGTCCCCTGCCCGCTGGGTGGCCCCCTGGAATCCTGTTACGGACCCGATCCCTGTGGCCATGGAAGTGACGACCGTTGCCTCGAGATCCTCCCACTGCGTGCCGAAGAGCGCAACACCGATCGCGTTGCGCGTTAGGGGGTCCTGCAGGCCAGCCAAAGCCACGGTCACGGCCTGGAATGCCGTCTTCCCTGTTTCCCCACCTGCGGCGAATTTGGCACTCATTTCATCCGCATTAAAGCCTAGCGCGGCGAATGCCTGGGAAGTAAGTTCACTTCCATCCTTGGCTCGGATGTTGAACTCTTTCAGTGCGTCACCGACTTTATCGAGGTTGAAGGCGCCCGTTTCTGCTCCCTTGATCAGAATGCCGAGCATGTCGTCAGCGCCGATGCCCATGGCCTTGAACTGCGGAGCGTATTCGCGCATCGTATCTAACAGCTCGTCACTGAAGTTGCCGCCTTTTTGGAATCCGACAGTGATCAGGTCCATGGCAGCGGATCCGTCGATCCCGAAGTTTTTCATCAGGACGGATGCTGTTCGAGTGGTTTCATTGACCTCCGCGCCGAAGGCGTCCCTTAAGGTGAAGGCATCCTGTGTAACCTTTTCGAGGCTGCCGTCATCAAGCCCCTGCATGTTCTGCTTTACGGTGATGAGGCCTTGAGTCACATCCTCCATGCTCTCCCCGAAGGCGTCCTTCCACAGGTTTTGAGCAGTCGCGCTGAGCTTATCGGCCTCTTCTGCCGTCAGCCCCAGGCTCGCCTGCATCTTCTCTGCGCTCTTGTCCACATCGGACGCTGCGCCAATCGCCCCAACCCCAATGCCGGCGAGTGCAGTCGTCAGTGTGGCACTGAGCATGCCGCCAATGCCGGACAGCTGGTCTCCGACCGCCTGGAACCGATCCCTGATGTCATTAAGCGTGCCCTCCAGCTTACTCCAGCGGTTGGCCTGCTTTTCGATCTCCTCGTTGACCGATTCGAGCTTCTTTTCGGTCTTGGCCAACTCTTCCTTGGCCTTGTTTAGCTTGATCTCAAGCTCCTGGGTGGCTTTGGCGTCCTTCCCTTTGCTTTCCGCCGCCTTCTCATAGGCCTTTTGCAGGGCGTCGACCTTTTGCTGCTGCAGGCTCATCTGCTTGGATAACGCATCGGACTGCAGCTTCAGCCCTTCCGCACTGTTCCCGAAGTCCCCGAGCTTGGCACTGGCCGCGGCGAACTCACTCTGAACCAGTCTCAGCTGCCGGTTGATGTTGCTAATGCCGTTTTGAAATCCGGTGCCGTCCATCCCGACTTTGACGACCACACTGCCGGCTTCTTCCTCAGCCATATTGTTTCCTCACCCCCTTTCGCTAGAAAATGTGATCGATGTATACCATAGGGGCTTCTTTCGGCTTCACCCTGTACGCAAGCAGATCGAAATAATGGATGATGTCCATGTTGTCGATTGTCTCGAGGGTCCAGCCGCTGTCCAGGAGAGAGACGTAAACCTCCTTGATGGTGTCGGTGGGGTCTCCGTCTCCCTCTATGCGTTTGGGTCGCTCAGGGGCTCCAGTGCTTTTGCGGCTTGGCCGGTGACCTGATGGATGCAGTCCATCACGGTTTGAAGCAGCTTGTGGGCTTCGATGCCGTCATAGAACTCATCCACAGAGAACTGATTTTTAAAGAGGTCGACAACGAAAAGCACCAGCTCATCGAGTACTTCCACGGTGACGTTACTGAAATTCATGTCTTTGGAGATCGCGAGTGTTTTCCGAAGCATCCGGCCGCTCACAAATGGGACCGTAAACGTCTTTGTTTCTTCACCAATTCTCAGCTCAAGTTTCATATATGTGGCCCTCCCAATAAAAATAGGGGCGCCGGCGCGCCCCACTCATCAATGGATTAGTTCGAATACGATTTAAGATACTCCCAGGAAGAAGCATTCTCACCGCCGGCATACAGACCGATTCCCGTGTTGTCACCATATTTCGCTTGTTCTGCAGCTGTCAGCGTATAGTTGATCGCTTGATTGCCATCCACAAACACTTTGATGTTGTTCGCGGCGCAGACAATCTTCACGATATTGGAACCTGCCGTGTTGATCGTTGCCGGCCCCGCAGCGATCTGCGTATTGGCTCCCGTTGATTCGTGCTTCTTAAACATCTTGATTTCTTCGCCTGCATTGCCCGCCGGATCGAACCGAACCCACATATATTCCGTTCCATCGTTCGCTCGGAACACTACGCCTGCTTTTCCTCCTGCCGGATAGATCTGAGCTTCGGTTGTATAATCCCCGCCTGGCGCGGAGGTAGACATAATAATCCGGTCGCCTGTTGTACCGGAATACTTCATCCGATTGCTTTCGATGACCCAGTTTGCCGCAGTTACTGCGGTTGCAGTGTTGGTCGCCTGTCCGCTTTCTGCAACTTGCCCATTTGCGGATCCATCTGCGCCGGTAAATGTATTTTCATAGTAGGAGGTAACCGTTCCGCCACCACCCGTTGGAGCCGCATCGGTTTTCACAGCTAGAGACTCTGAAGCCGCTGATACATTCCCCGCCGCATCCTTCGCTTTGACGGAAAGCGTATAGTTCGTTTCCGGATTGAGTCCTGGGATGGTCGCTGAGGTTCCTGTTACATTCACCGGACTTGGCCCGCCCGTCACAATGTAACCAGTAACACCTACTGCATCCGTAGAAGCTGCCCAAGCGATCGTTATGCTGTTGTGGGTTTTGCTCGTCAGCGTCGGTTTCCCTGGCACTGTCGGCGCCGTTGTGTCAGCCGGTGGTGAAGCTATCGACAAATCGATGGTTTCAAAGAACCCGTATCCGCACAGGGCCACTTTGGCCGCCCCCTGGGCATTTAAATGAACCCCATCCGACTGCATGTATTTCGGAATGCTCGCATTATTGATGCCGCAGTTGTACAGATCCCAGACCGGAATATCGTGCTTTTGACCGATCGCCAAAATCATATTGTTGTAATCGATCAGACTCAGCTTAAGATCGTTCAATGTTGTGCCGGTGATGGGTTTGCCCGTTCCATCATCTCCACCATTGCGCTGCAGGGATGTAATCAGGACGATCTTTGCCCCGGGCATATTTGTCTTGATATAAACGATACCCAGGTTGATTGCACCCGCAAAAGTGGTGTTTACCATGTCATCCACATTACCCCGCGGGATATTTAACCGGTTGTCATTGCCACCGCCGTACATAGCGTAGAGCTTTGCCGTTTTTGGAAGCAACGCCCTATTTGAGTAGATTGTATCGTCGGTACCGGGACCTTTATATCCCCACGGTTTACCGGGGTACCCATAGGTTCGATTGACCATACCGTTCAATTTGGCAAGCTGCGTTTGAAACATTTCCAATTCGGTCAAACCTTGTCCCTTAATGAAGGAATTGCCCCACCAAACCACTTCGATGCCTTCGTAACTCCGTGGTAGAGACCCGGTGCCTGTGCCTCCCCCTGGATTCGCAGTCGTACCCGGCCAAGGCTTAAAGCGCGACATAGGAAATCCCCTCTCCTGCTACGGAAGCATCAATCCAAAGCATACTTGCGTTGCTCACCGGCAGCGTAATCGCGTCTTTCTTATCCAGTTCTGCAGCAAAGGAGCTTGCCGAGACAGTTTCGGAGCCAACATAGATCGTACCCGTATTGTTTTTACGTGCGATCACCGTGATTTCCCGGCACGGAATGTTTGGTAATTGGACTCTAACTCCAGGAGCTGATACGGAAATGACTCCATCTTTGATCGCCGAGCTTCCCTTCAGATTGACGTCCGATGCTCCATCCCTACCCTGTAAAGCCTCGAAAGTATCGGTAACAGGGTTGAAGTATTGAGGCGCTGGATTCTTCGCGCTGCCGTCAGTAATCAGAAGTTTGTTATTAGCTGGCATTGTTAATGCACCATCCTTTTGATTTGTTATTGAATAACAACCTGATTTGGAGTGATAAATACCGGAACAGCAGAGGCAGAGCCCGATCCTCCCCTATCGCCGGCAGCGTACACTTTGTTAAACCAGACATCCGCCAGGGTGAACCCGGGCATATCCTCATCCCCGGTCGCTTCCCACCAACCATCAAACTCGCGCTTGACGAATACTCCGCTGATTACCGGTGTTTGAAACTCAGGTTTGTCCCCCTGTGTCTTGTATTCCTCAGCAGGAAGACCGAACCTTCCTTTGAACAACCACTTAAATCGGTATTTTCCGTTCGACTTTTTGGAACGGAATGCAACTGCCACGTACGGTGCTGTGTCTGAATCCGTTTTTACCAGGACACCGTCGATGATCGTACCTCCAAGAAGTTCAGCCTGCTGCTCCAGTGTCAGATCCTTGAGATTGAGCTCAACGGCAATTTCCCCCAGGGCTGTTGCCGTTTCAGCTGCTCCATCGTCTGCATACAGCGTTTCAGTCGTAGAACTTGGAGTGATTTTTGCGCTAATGGCGCCTGAATACTTTTTCGGTACCGAGTACACAGCGCCCGCAATGTCGTCGCTAAGCAATTTAGCGATGTGCAGGTCCTTTAGACCAATGCGAACTCCTCCAGACATGGTTAGGCCTCCCTTGTTGTTGTGTATCTCATTGCTTTGTGAAAAATGCCGGTGTCATTCTCGTAGAGGTCCGCTGAGCCCGAACGACCAAATCCAAGAGATTTCATGACCGCGTCCACCCGATCCGCTATGCCTGAAGTGTTTGCCTTGTTCCATATGTCCACTTGAAAGATAATCTGGCTGGAGATGGCGGAGTCATCGGCAAAATCCTTATCAAAATTGCTCATTTCAAAAAACGTAATCCTTGGAAACTTATCCGGCTCGGGTGCAACCAGCTGGTATACCCGGGGGGCCCCGAGCAATGCAAGAAGCTCTTCGTCGGCACGAAGAGCTTCCAAGACTTCCGGTTTGATGTTGATCATAGGCCCAGCCCATCCTTGATCGCCTGCTTCATTTGTTGGATCACTTCTCCCTGTTTCTCCGCGGCAACCGGGCCCAGGAACGGCCTCGCCGCCATCTTACTGGTACCCCACTCGAGGAATTTCCCATAGAAGAATACGGAATTATCGCCTTTTTGCGGACCAACGAGCACGTATTTCATGCCCTGGCTGCTCTTGATCTTGCTGATCGTTATGTTATCCGCCAAGTGAGGGCCCCTGTCGTTACTCCGCGGGGCCCGCTCGCTCGCCGCCTGGCGGATGACCTCAGCGCCGGCCTGCAGCGCGGACCTCTCAATAGCCGCCCCCTTCCGCCCCATCTCGTGCAGCCGTTTAACCAGCTCCTCCATGCCCTCCAGTTTCATTTCCGCCATGCTCCTGTACCTCCAAACACATCAGGTGAAGCTCTTTGTGAGCCTCATCGGGATCAAGGATAGCGTTGATGTTATAGAGTTTGCCGGCATACTGCACTCGCATTTCACTCGTCAGACCTGTCCGGTACCGGATTTCCACCCTTAGGGTGTTCTCCTGGTTGATGGCCGCAGCCTGGAAGTACTCCCGCCCTCTGAGAGGCTTTACCGCTGCCCACAGGCTTATTGTTGGGTTCCAGGTGACCAACGGTATCCCTTCGTTGTCTTCGCCCCGGGCTGGCTGGAGGATCTGAATGCGCCGGTTATACTTGGCCGGATTCATCACTCACCGTTGTTCCGGTCTGCTCCTCTGGCTGTGTAGGCGGATTGGGGGCAGCAGCCGGGGCTTCCAGGAATCCAAGCTCAATGAGATACCCTGCCCGGTCCTGATCTTTCGTTTTGTATTCAGCATCAACCGGGTAATATCGCTGATCACGGTCGATAAACTCCACCAAAACCCTATATACCATCTCCACAAGTGCCTTCGAGGAGGTTTTCTGGCTTGATCCTGCCATGCTTCGGCTCACCTACCCTCAATTGAGTTATCAAGCTTTCGAGCGATTTTTCCAAAGCTGCATTCCCGTCCCGGTCATAGTTCAAGGCCACCTGGATCATCACGGCGAGTTTGTACCTTGCACTTGATGACTCGGGAACCCCAGCATCCTTCAGGTATTCTTTGGCCGAGTGAACCAAAAGAGCGAGAAATCCATCATTCTCGCTCCCATCTACCCGCAGGTACGTTTTCAGTTCATCAAGGTCCAGGCTCAGCATAGAGCATCACCCTTCCTTATGGTGTTGCAACCACTTTAGCAATTCTGAAAGCCGATTTCAGCAGGATTTGGTGATCCAGCCAGCCTGTAAGCACAAAGAGATACTCGCCTTTGTCCACATTTTTGTCTGTGTCGTAAACGGGATCTCCGTCATAGTTCAGCTGGGCATAGGAGAAGTCGCCAACAATCGGCATCGTGGCATCATCACTAAATTCGACCGGTTTCCCCAGAACCTGCTCTGGTGGGGCGCTATACAGCGTTGCGTTACCGTTAGCCAGCGTCTCCACAATGTCCAGATAATCGGAGTACTTCATGAGGACCTTAGCGTTCTCCCGGTAATCCTCATGGAGGTCCGCAATCGCTGCCTTAATGGCCTTGTACTTGTCTGCACCAGGTACCTGCTTAATCGCATTTTGCGTGGAGTAGAAGCTCATATGCTCCTCCCCCGCCTTCGGGGTGGTAGCCAGTGCCACTTTCTTTTCCTTCGCAGCAAGGCCGGACCTGAGCGCGTTTTCTACGTAGGTTGTGAGTTCCACGTCGGATCCATGAAGTACGGTGTCCGAAATCCGCGCCTTGACCTTGTACTTGTGTCGTCCGAACGCGACCTTGTCACCGGTCAGTTCGATCTCCTTCGCCGTTTCCTCATCGCCAATAAAGCCGTCGTCATCCAGCTCATATGCGATTTTGGGGACTTCCAAACCCTTGATTTTTGTAGTAGGGCTCATGCTGCGCAGAGGATTTTTAGCTAACGGTTCCGTGATCAGTTGGTTGCTCATGTTCGTCGGGAGGAACTTTTCTCCGCCGGTTGCTGTAGGCTGCTTGATCGCTCCCAGCAGGTTACGGGACTCATCAGATACCTGCCCTCTTAGAATTTCTGCCCGGATGAGCTCCGCTTTGGCCGCGATCATCCGTTTTTCATCGTTATCGGCATGTAAAACCGGGTTTGCACGCTTCTGCTGCTCAAGGTTTCGCTGGCTTTCCTGCTCCCGTTCTTCAATGCGTGCTTTAATCGCATCAAAGCGTTTCTTGAGTTCCCTCTGGCGGACCTCCATCTGCTCAATCTCTTCCACCCGAGCCGCCGGGTTCGTCAGAGCCTCATCAATTTTATTGGTGATAGAACGAAGCTCCGTTCCCATATCGTTCAAGGTTTCCTTGAGTTGAAAAATCGTTGTTTCTCCTGGCATATTATGCCCTCCCATACCTTAAAGTGGTCTCAATATCAAGCAAAAGAGCTTCATTTTTGCGTTTTAAGGCCCGAATTTGCTCCTCTGATAAGCCTTTTGGCACCGAAAAACGTTGTGAATCTGGTACCTCCAAGGCAGTTCCATGCCGGCTTTGAAGATTCAAGCTCCGTACTTCCGCGGTAGTGGATGAGTAGGCCGGAATAGGTGTCAGGGTGATCTCCTGAAGTTCCACCTTCTTGATGGTCCGAAACCAGTCGTCATCCCGCTGCTCCCACTCCTGATCAACAATTCGAAACCCGAAGCTACAGCCCTTGATTAGTCCGCTCCGCACATCTTCCTTCATGTCCTGTCCGAGGCTCGAATTGTTCGGTAAAAGCTCAAAATACAGCCCATTTTCATGGCTTTCGAGGGTCAAATTGGCCCCAGAACGGCCCAAAATGAGGTTCCAATCATGGTTTTTCAAGGCGAAAATGTCGTGTCCGTCAGCTAGCGTATCATCAAAAGCTCCTTTGGTGATCCGCTCATAGAAGCGATCCCCCCACCAATCCCTCAGCTCGGTGAACTCTTCATAAACGGCCGCATAGCCTGTGATCTTCGTGGCCGTGCCGGTCTCATCACCCAGTGCCCTTGTCTCCAGCTTGGTGAGTTTCAGCGTACGGACTTCATTCAGGTTCGGATCCGGCGTCAGTGTCGGCTTCTGATTCATCTTGTTCCTTCACCTCCTTTCCTGGGACAATCGTCCGGTCTGGACTGTCAATCGGGGCCAAATCCCTGCTCATATACAGCTTGTCTCCCCCTTTTTCGGGCGGCAGCTCCTCATATGCGCGGACTTCATTAGGGGTAAACCAACCGGAACGGATCCCTTTAAAATAAAAATCTCCGCGCGTCTTAATGTCACCACGGAGTAGTCCATTCATATTAAATTTGATTACCGTCCCCGCGGCCCGCTCCTTTGAGGTGAGCAGTTTGCGGCTGAATTCCTGCTCGTACATCCGCACAATCGGGAGCAGTGTATTCTGAACATACTCCAGGGCCTGCTGCTCCATACTGGAAAAGGAGGTTTGCGAGAAGTCCCCGAGCATATGAGGCGGCATGTTGTAAACCGCGGCCACCCGGGAGCGTGTGATTCGCTCTACTTCGAATACTTTCAGGTCAATGATGTCCTGCTTCAGTTCCTTCAGATCCTGGCCAGAATCAATGACAATGACGCCGCTTCCGTTCTTGGAGTAAAAGTCTGCGAAGTTCTGAAGCATGGCCTTTTTCTTCTCATCGCTCAAGGAACCGTTAAGCTTCAGGATGAAAGAAGCTTTGATCCCGCTCTCCATTTGACTGAGGCTAAACTGCTTGACCTGCGTATCATAGTTGATCGTGTTGCGAAGTACATCCAGCGGAGATATTCCTTCGTATCCCAGAGTGTGGAAGTGCTTGACATGAATGATGTCCAGGTTATGGATATAGTAAGTCCCGTCATCCCCTTGAACTTCGTACCAAAGCTCTTTCGTGCTGCTTTCCTGAACCGGCTTGACCTTCCTGGGATTGAGCAGCCATAATGCTTGAACTTGGTGTCTGACGTCCCTCTGGATTAAGGCATATCCGTTGCCGCTCGTATCCCGGAATGCTTCCAGTGTCCGAATGAAATCAAAGCTTGTCATGTTGGGATTCGGTCCATATTCGAGCAGCTGCGCAACAGGCGATCCGCTAACCTGCTTATATCCGCGGTAGACCTTCAGCGGTAGGCTGGCCATAGAGTTCGAGAGCCGCGATACGGCCGAAAAGATCGTCTCATTCGATGCATCGAGCTGACCGGACCGAGCGAACATGTTGTATGGCTCAAACCATTTTTGAAATCCACCTAGATTTCGATTCGCCCTGGTCTCTAGCTTTGCACCGAAGCCGAACCAAGAAATGACCCGTTGTACGATACCCATCTTCCCCCTCCTTTCCCCTAGATTGCTTCGGCTCAGAATGTCCAGACCTCCACATCCCCGCTGTCTGAAGGAGCCACCCGAGCACGCACGAAACCATTGATCACTGCTGCTATGGGGTCAATCCGATTGGTTGATTTCGCTTTGTCCAGCAGCAGATTCTCTTTATCATCCGACTTGGTCACCGCATTCCCCAGAGCCCAAGTAAGAACCGGATCGTCGTCATGAAGGATACGTTTCTGCAGGACGAGCTCTCTGAAGTCCTTAATCGGCTCCGAAAGCGTCTGGACCCCCTGCCTGATCTCGACGATCTCATACCCTCGCGCCGCCATATTTTGAGCAAACTGCGTCGCCGCATAACGATCGTAGCATATTTCCCGCATCATCCAGCCCCGCCGTTCTTCTTCCTCGACCAAATATTTCTCGATAACCGATTGGTCGACCACAGCTCCCGGGATAACGGTTAACCATCCCTGTTTGATCCAAAGGTCATACGGAACACGGTCTGTACGTTTCTTCTGCTCCAAGGTCTCTTCCGGGATAAACGAATGCTGAGCAACATACACGCTTCCAGAGGGCAAAGGTACCACAAAGCCCACAGACGAAAGGTCGATCTTCATAGACAAATCCACGCCTGCAAAACAGGTTAAACCGGTCACATCCGGCAGAGTTTCATCTGGGGACAATACTCTGCGCTTACTTATCCCGCAGGCGGCCCATTTCTCCATGTTCATGTACTTCTTTTTCGGATGGCTCATCCAAACATTCATGTTTTTCGTCATGAAGTCGACCATCTTCTCCGGCTTCTCCAAGGCTTCCTTGAGCAGTGTCCTCATATTCTTGATGCCCACCGGATATGAACAGGCTATGGGGTTTGCCTTAATCCATACCTTTTCGTCTTTAATGTCATCGATCAGGTTCCCGTCATCATCTTTGTCCAGCTCATTTACCATGGCGAAGTATGAATCAACCTCTGTTGGGTTATTCGGGTCTAGCAGCCGTGACACGAACTCATACTCTGTCCGGTAACATGGACCATTGAGGTTTGGCCCGGCCGTCGTGATGATAAAAATCAGTGGCTGCTCCCGAGCAATCATGCCGGAGTCGATGACGTTGTACATTTCGTCGGTCTCATGAGCATGGTATTCATCAATAATGCCGCACTGAGGGTTGAGACCGTCGCCTTTCTTTTTGTCCTCCTGGCTTAGTGGCTTGATGATGGAATTGCTCTTCAGATGTTTAATAATGCCGTAGGCCGTCTTGAACTTTCCTTTCAACTCCGGGCACTTCTGGATCATGTAGTCCGCTTCGTTCCAGACGATCTTTGCCTGGTCCCTTTTGGTGGCTGCACAGTAAACTTCGGACATGGCCTCACCAAATGCCGATGCTTCGTAGGTGGCCACGCAAGCATTGCTCTGTGACTTCGCATTTTTCCTGGCAACCTGCCAATACCCCTTATTGAACCGCCGGTATTCGGTTTCCATGTGGATCCATCCGTATATATTGCCAAATACGAAGTATTGAATCTCATGTGGCTCTATCCGCTGGCCTCGTAATACGCCTTTCGAATGACGAAACAGATTCATCCACCGGAAGAACCGCATCGCCCGGTCTTCATCGAAAATGTAAGGGAACTCCTCCGTCCCTTCTCGCTCGATATCCCGGAGGAACCGCATGCAGGCCCATTTATGCTTCTTGCAGGAGACGACTTCACCGTCGATAACGTCTAAGCTGTAGTCAATTAGATACTGCCTCAGCATTAGACATCGCCAAACCCTTGCTTCTCCATCTCACTCGGTCCGTCTGACCCCTTATCCTTTGGAATCACAAGCCGGCATCTGGAGGAGATCGTCAGTCCGAGGTCGGAGGCCGATTGTCTGCATTGCTTAAACAGCTTGTCCTGCATAAGCAGCAGTTCGGAGTACGCCTCATTGGATTCGGTCCACTCATCCACACCAATGACTGCACCTTCCGGATTGCGAAGTTCCCTTCGCCTTTGTATGGTGAGAGGCGTGTCGAGTAGTTCCGCGGTGAGCTGCAGGTACATCTTCCGGGCATACAAAAAACGAGCCAGCGCATCCACATCAAGGTTTGTCATGATGCCGATCCGCATAAGCTCGTCTGAGATTTTCTTAAATTCTTTTCGGAGGTCCTTGGGCAGGTAGTCCGGGTGCTTCACCTTGTCACTCGGCGCTTTGATCTCTTGAGCCTGGCGCTCTTCAATCTCCTGTTTGGTCAGGTTCTTTTTCCCTTTATACAGGAGGAGATCAATCGGCTCCCGTCGTCGTCCTCCCATCATCATCCCTCCCTAATTTTTCGGAATTTTCATTTAGGGAATTTTTTTCACACGCGAGGCCCCGTCGGTCCGGAAGAGGCCTCTAGACAGCTTTTAAGGCAGGGGGGGGAGTCTTTTGGGCACTCGTTGCCCTTGCAGTTTATCCGAGAATGAACGTGTCTCAAAAACCATTCTCATGCTTCCAGCACTACATTGTAATCAACCTCCTTTCTTGCTCAATCATCTAAAAAAGACACTCATCAGAGTGCCTCCCCGTTTAATGCCCTAAGTTCGTTTTTAAGCTTTTGCTCCGTCTCTAATAATGAAAGGAACTTCATTACTCGTCTAATTGTAAAAGTCTCACTGGCCTTGAGGTTACTTTCATTCATTTTATTGTATATACTTTTTAAATGCTCAGGTACGAATTGTCCACCAATTTCCCAAGCCGACTTTTCAGCCTTTAGTGTTAATTCAAGGATCCTATTCATCAATTTATCAGTGAATCCAGTGTCCTGTATTATTTGAAAGACTGCTGTTATCTCTTCTGAATCTTTAACAAGATCCTGATCCAATGCATGACCAAGTTCGTGGCTTACGACTAGTATTATTACTTCATCAATACTTAATCCCTTTTTCTCTGCTTCTTTTTCAAAAGCCACTGAATTCAACTCTATAAGGCTTTTGCTATAATCATACGTAGCCATCCCTCTGTCGTCTTGGATTTCTACCACAGTTAGTTCAAATCCTGACTCCCTAACAAAATTAGATACTCTCTCCAAAACCGTTTTTCCATTGGACATGCTTACATTCACCTCTTCATTTCCACAATAAAACTTAAACTCCCGCAAAGACAACCGCCGTAAATACTTATTTTCTTTTGCAACTCGCCAAGGAATAATTTTCCGTTCCCTTTATTGTCTTCGTGTATATAGTAGTTTTTATCCCCGACTACAATTTGTATCGTGCCTATGGAACCAGGAAAGTTTTCACTTGCGGCAGTTACTTTTAAATCTTCGTAGAGGTAACTGTGTAGCATATGTCCAGTCCAATCTGCTACCAGAAATTTCTTTGAACCAATTGCAAATGACACATTATCTTGTTTTAAAATGATCGTAGCCATACTCTGATCTAATTGCTTTTGAATATCCAAAGATTACTCACCCGCCAATTCTTATTCGAATATCAAATAAGAATACTTTACCATGACAGTAATTAAGGTTTACTAAAATCTCCTTTATTATCGGTTCATTGAGTTGCTCTTGGCATGTATACGTTATGGCCGATCTGGAAGAGATCCATCCGCTGGGCGCAACTCTTCTCCAGGTCAGCTACGATCATCTGAATACCCTGTTCCATTTAAAAATGTCCCAAGATATGCTCTCCATACAACCCCTGGCTGTGTGATACATGACCACCGATATCAGAGGCAAACATCTGAACGTATACCGGTTCGAATGTGTCGAAGAAACGGACGGAAGTGTCTTGATACCAGTCCGGCTCCTTTTCGATTAAGGACATTAGCTTTGACCATCAGTGCTTTTCGTGTTTCCCTGCGGCGCAGCTCCCTAGCGATCTTACGTTTCCAAACATCGATCCTTCACGAGCAACCCTCCTTAAACTCGCACATAACCAATTATTGCTTTTACTTGATCAAGGACGATAACGGCCTCATTGTATAAAAGCTTATTCGATGAAAGGACGGCCAAGATTTCCCTTACGATCGGATAGTTCTTTTCATCCCGTTCCGGAATAAACGTGTCGCCTAAGTTTATTCTCGCGGTTCTTTGCTGCAGCAAGCTCAGCTCGTACAATCTGTCTCACTTCTTCACTGTTCATGGTCAACAGACCTCCTTATTCAATGATTGGCGTGAATTCTGTTGTGGCATGCATCGCAGAGACTAATCAGATTATCAGCCACCAAACGCAATTCCCAGGCCTCGCGAACCTCCTGGATGTGGTGGACCATATCGGCCGGCGTGAGACGTTGCTGCTGTAGGCAGTGCTGGCAGAGATGGTTATCACGAATAAGGGCAGCCTGCCTCGTTGATAACCAAGCTGAAGACTTGTAGAAGGCAACGAACTTAGGGTCCCTTACCTGCCGATCGTACTGCCTGACGGTTTGTTGTTGATGAGCCTGACAGTAACTGCTCTCAGTCAGCTCCGGACATAAAGGATAACCGCAAGGCCTCTTAGGCTTCTTACTCATAACGGCTCCCTGTTCAGGAGTCTCCAGCGTTTGTTCTCCATTTGCCGCCTCGCCATTTCCATCCTAATACGTTTCTTTTCCAATTTAGCGTTGATCCGGGATATCTCCCTATGTGTTGTGATTAACCTGCCCAAGATCCAGCACAAGATTTGTCGGCGTAAGCCCAATGTACTTCCCTCCCTTTTTCTCGCTGCTTGCTAAGAAGACGTCATCCTACCAACCACTTGGGTTAGCGTAGCCGCCACACTGTCTTCTCCTTTCGCATTTCTGCAATTCCCCCCATTTGGGCTCCTTAAAACGGCAAGAAAGGCTTGCACACCAAGGCTTCGGGCTTCTTGCAACTTATTCACGGGCATTGCATAACGCAGTGTAGAAACGGAATTTTAAGCATCGCTAGCGCCTTTTCGGGCTCACGCGCACCCGCATGCTTCCGGGCCGAGAGGGACCCGCCCGAGTAAGTAAAAAAGAGACCTGGGTTTCAGGTCTCTTTTTTACATGATTGAAAAATATAAAATTCTATAATGATTATTATCCTTTTTGTACTCATTAAACCCATTTGCAATATAATTCAATATAGTATCTGAATATTTTTCCGACGATATGACGTTAACCTCAATTATTTCTCCCGTTTTTATTACTTCAAAGATATCAAATGGAAGTGAATTCAACCTGAAGTAGAATTTAAGACTATCAAGAAGTTCACTGGTTATTTCATTTAAATTTCCATCTTCAGAAACTTTTAGTGCTATTCTGTAATAATAATTATTATTTCGGATATTCCTCAGATTGTTATTATAATAAGCCTCTTCTTCCGCCTTTTCAGGCACCTCTTCGAGCATCTTGTAGCCAACTGCTCTTATACTCTTTAGCTCTTTATCGGATAGTTCTTTTCCGTTAAAATAAATTCTTCTATTGAACCTTGGCTGCTCAAGATTTTTCCTTCTTAAACCACCAATTCTAATTTTCTCCGCCGATGAATCCATGCTTCTTTTTACTTCCTCAATTTCGTGAATCGCCCTATCAACATTTTCGACACTACCAATCCCTAAATTTTCACCTGCATATCTTAAAAATTGTTCAGTCTGGTACATATAAAAAAGTTTATTATTACTTTTCTTCTTGAATTCCTGTATTAAATCAGGTAGCGGTCCGTTGGTTTTTCCATTTATTATACTCCACCAGTCAGCCTTTTGATCATCTGTTATGAGTATTATTGCCTTGACTGTTTCCTCTGTTGATTTCTCTAGAAGTTGATTCCAAAAGACCAAGTCACCGTACTCATTCTTAAAGATCAAATCGTCATAATAGGTTACCCTCCCTGCTTTTGATGCCAGGTCCTTAAACCCAGGAGGAATTTGTTTAGAATACCTTGTTTCACCACTTACATATATTTCGTCTAGTTCTTCCTGAGTGTACGGTCTACCTACGTTTTCTGAGATTAACTCTTGAAGTCGATCTTTAATCTTAAATAAGTCTGGATGATCATCTCTTTGTGACGACAAATTCTCCTCTATCTGTTTTTGAGAGGCTGATAGAATATTGATAATGCCATCAACATTAATATTTGAATGACGTAGGGTCCTTAAATCGTTGACAATTCCATCAATTTTCTTATTAATTTCTTGGGTTCTATTTTTATATTCGTTTTCTTGCTCAAAGATAATCTTCTGTACATGCAAATGGTATTCTAATGCAATTTGATAAGGAATCCATACTCTATTACTGACTTTCCCTAATACAGTCATAAGGAGCTCTCTTGATTCTTTTGGGTAACGAAACAAGTTGAGCAAACTATTTGTATCAAAGACAAAAATACAATCTCTCCACAATTGTTTAAATTCCTCTTCACTTGGCCTATAAAATCCAGGAAAAATCGATTTCATTATAATCATCCGCCGTTTTTAGGATTGGGTACATCATCCATTTCGACGAAAGTATCTGAATTCCCTTTTTTGAGTTCCCCATATCTTATATTTTGATGAACTCAAGCACATCGAATTTTCCCAAGTACGGCAAGGGTTCACCCTGTTTTCAGAAAGTGAGTTCCACACGTCCTATTTATGGGTAACTGCTATAGCTGAACTTAAGAACGGCCTTGTTTATGGTATCTTGAGTAATGCCAATGTAGCGTAGTGTAATCGATGGATCGCTGTGTCCAAAGATCTCCATCAAGAGCCCGATGTTCTTTTCGCTCGACATGTATAAGTGATACCCAAATGTTTTTCTTGTTGTATGGCAACCAATGGATGTGAGCCCGTATTTGCCACAGACCTTGTTCAGCATCTTGTATACAGTGCTTCGATCGAGCTCTCGTTTTATTCTCACTTTCAGCTTCACCTGTCTGCTGCAGAAAACCATTTCGTTATCATCACGGCCGGCAATGTACTCTGCGATACCTTTCTTCAGCTCAGGGTGAATTGGCAGCAATACCTGGCTCCTGTTCTTCTTTTGCCTGATCGAGAGCTCTTTTCCTTTCAAATCCTTCACACGAAGACGAAGCATATCTGATATTCGCAAACCGGTGTAGATCCCCACCAAGAAGATGGCATGGTACTTGGGGTTCTTTTGCTTGAGCTCCTTTAATATTGCATCGATGACCTGGAAGTCGCGAATTGGTTCCACGCTGTTCAACCCGGATCACCTTCCCTCCATACCAAATAGATATCTCATGCGCTCTTGTCCCTCCTACACTATTTGTTCATGGCAGAATTCAACTGGTCAATGTCATACCAGCGCCTAGTGACAGCAACCGAACTGAACTTTCCTCTTAGGTATAAGACATAAACATGTTCGCCGTTATAAGTACAGATATACTCCCATCGAATATTCTCATTCGGTTTCAGCATCTCGCTCACTCCACCCGGCTCATTTGACTGCACTTTTCCTTCTGGCAACTCCTCTTCGGGTACACGTCAGTTTAGAACAGAACTGTTTCGATGCTTCCCAGCGGCCCCAGTAGCAACCTTTACAGATGTCCGGTTGCATTGGAGGATGTGGTTCCCTACGTATCTGACGTTTCCCCATATGCCCTCACCCCAAATAAAAAAGAGCCGCATAAGCGACCCTCTGGCTTCCATTGTATAAACAATGGAGACTATTCACAATTTTATACACAATTCATCCACAGCCCTTGTGAATACTATCCATTATTTATCATTACAAAAAGGGCATTTCACCCACCCTCATATCACACCCTCGACGACCGGCGTCTAAGGATCAAAGTCCCACAGCATGACCGAGTGCCTACGTTGATAAGGGTACAGTAGACTTCACCCAAGCCGGTATCGGCTCCTTGGTGATACTGTACCCCTCAAAAACAGACATTGTCTGGACAGCACTTGGACAAGGATTGGACATTATTTACTCCAAATATAATAGTGTATTGGCTACCGATTCTATGCCATCAATAATTTTACGATCGATTGTTTTATCGCAACATTCCCACTGTTCGAACCTCAGAATTGTTGCTGCTCTGGAATTTCCCCTGAGAAACCGGTATTCTATTACTTTCCGAACGTCCTCTTCAAGGATCTGTGCCACAGCCCTTTCCAAAAGGCTTGTAAATTTGATTAAATTAGCTTTCACGTTACGCAGTTCTTCTGTCTGTGGTGGGTTCCTTTCCAAAAATTCAAGCCGGCTTTTCTTCTCTTTATAATGACCCAAATAGCGCTTGGCACGTTCGATATCTGCTTTTGTTGCCTCAGGAAAGAGATCCTCCATCTTATACATAACCGACATTCCCCTCACCCATCCCCGCATGCTATAATTTGGGTGAGAATTTGCCCTCCACCGCGTCCCGGCCAAGGAAACGTGCGGTGGAGGTTTTTTTTTATCTCTCTATTTTATTGTGTACTCTAAACAAGCTTGGCCGCCTTATGGCCTTCCATACTCAAGATATTCTCTTTTTCAAGGTCAACTTGCACTTTGTGAGGTACTCTTCAAACTTTATGTGAATCTTGCCGGCTGCTAGGAAGATTGCTGTCTCCTTGTCTCTATGTGCTGCAATTCCTGCGCCGCATAAGCAATCAGAAACGACCCAAGCGTCGGAGTCCCAACGAACAAAGAACCTAAATCCTTTGTACTCGAAGGCGAATTCCCCTACCACTTCATACTGCTTTATTTTCCCATTTTGATGTGTACGAATATAAAACTTTCCCTTCATCGAATCACCAACTTTAACAATTATGGTAAATTTTATAATTAGTTTACACTCTATAAATTAATTTCTTGGTATAATTTTACTTGTAAATTATACCAAATGAGGAGTGGTTTTCATGAAAAAAAAATTTAAGATTCTAGCCAGTTCTGTTTTAGCATTTTCTTTAATGACAGGAGCTGCCTATGCAGCAGAGCCTACTGTCCAACAGTCCGTGAATACTCAAACAGTACAACCTCAACTTCTCACAAGGAATTATAAAGTTGGTGAGTTTTTTACCCTCACTGGTTGGAATTGGACTTCTAGTAATCCTGGTGTGGTAGGAATGTTGAAGTGGAGAGTTAGGGAAGCCCCAGTTACTATATTTCGTGCTGCCGCACCTGGTGATACGATAATATCTAGAGGATATATAAGCTATCAAATTCATGTTACGGAATAATCTAAATCACGATCTCTCAAGTTGATTCATACAAACTCCCAGCACCCTTATGGGTGCTCTTTATATTAGGTAAGAGTTTACAATGATTATTCATTTTGTTACACCAACTGCATTTCCAACTGATGCTGCCCTTTATATGGGACTCCGGCTTTACACAGCTCGGGAAGGTTGGCCTTAACCAGCGCCTCCGCAAACGGTGGAGGCACAGAATTTCCGCAACGCGCAACCTGGGCTGACTTTGGATATCGCCTGCCGACTGCGTCACGATCGATGATATACTCTGCTGGGAACCCTTGTGCTGCGAAGAGTTCATGCGGCTCGAGCATTCTCATGCCGATGTCAACAATCTGGAAGTCTTGGCCCTCCACCGTAACCAACCCAAATCGGTCCTTGGTCACCACGGTGTGCAAAGGGTCCGTAAGCTCTTGACCAGTCCCGGAACCATAGTAGGCCATGAGGAACGCTCTGACCTCACCCACATGCAACCCGCCGGCCGTAATTGTTGGCATCGGATCCGTAACCGGTTGGCCATCCTGGCATGTGCCGCGTAGTTTGATCAAGCTGCTTGTGACCAAGGCTGACTTTCCGCCACCTACTGCCGTCACCGTGCAGATTGGTTTATCAACCGAGCTGCCTACTGATTCGCCAAAATGCCGAGCGATATGAGCCATGACCACGGAATTATGATCGATCGTGGTGACTGTCGGCAGTGGCGCTTTCAAATCTGCACCCGGACCATTGTAATTTCCACCGAAGTGCTTTGCCAGGAAAGCTGCAACCAATCCGTATCGGTTTGAGGTATCCAGCGTTAATATCGGCCTATCCATTGTCTGGCCCCGTGCGTCGTGACTCGCCGTCTCGCTGTGGTACTGCGCGAGGAACGGGGCAACCAAGAGATGCTCCGCCTTCGTTGTAATCGTGGTTAGAGGCTCGTCCACCTTGTACTGCAGCCTGTCACCGCCAAAACCCGTCTGCCCGATACGAACGATGAACGGCTCGGGATTATCGATCACGAACCGCTTGATCCCCCGAGCAATCCGCCGCAGTGTGTTCTCCGCCAACGGTCGACTGCGTTCGAAGATGCTTGGGCAGGGAATCGACCAGTCAATAATCTCCGCCGCAGTACGCCATGGTTTTAGCTTTTTCGCCTTAACCGGCAGACTGTTAGGATTCCCGTGTGTAGGCAGCGGCCAGACGATCGGACGGCCGTCGCATCGGGCAATCAGGAATAGCCTCTTCCGAATGGTGGGGGCTCCGTAATCGCAGGCCCGCAGTTCTTTCCAATCCACCTGATACCCTTGTCTCTTAAGCGCATTAACGAAGGTTCTGAATGTTCGTCCCTTCTGCTTATGATCCGGCCGACCATCTTTTAACGGACCCCAGGTTGTAAACTCCTCAACATTCTAAAGCATAATTACCCGGGGACGAACCGTTGCGGCCCACCGTAATGCCACCCATGCGAGGCCTCGAATCTTCTTTTCGACCGGCTTGCCACCTTTGGCTTTGGAAAAATGCTTGCAATCGGGGCTGAGCCAGCACAATGCTACTGGCCGTCCGGCAGCTGCCTTTCTGGGATCTACATCCCACACCGACTCGCAGTAATGTTCAGTCTCCGGATGGTTCACTTCGTGCATTGCGATGGCAGCTGGGTCATGGTTAATAGCTACATCGACACTCCGACCGATAGCCAGCTCAATACCTGTGCTTGCTCCGCCGCCACCTGCAAAGTTATCAACCACAATTTCCCGAAGCAGTTGCATCCGTTCTTCCTCCTTCGTTCTCCATCATCCTAAGCAGTTGCTCCCTCTCGATGTTGGTAAACCGCGTAACATCCTCGATCGTCAGCTCCTTGTTCCTCACCCCGAGGATCAACCCGTGTATCCTGGCCGCCAGTACCACCTGACGGTCTCCCTTTAAAAGCCGATCAATCCGTTCGGCATGCTCCTGGACTTCAGCACTCATTCGATTCACTCCCCTTCCCCTTAACTGCTTCCATCCTGGTGTAAAGCTCCTTCACAGCCTGCTCGCTCCCTGTAAGCCGGCTGAGCTCGCGTTCAAGCTCAACGATGTGCAATGCTTGCTGCTCGACGGTGTCGAACAGATTCTTCAGGTCATCCACCCGAACCAGCTGCACGGTGATCCCACTCGTGATAATGATTCTGGTACCTTCCTGAAGCTCCTGAATTTGTTCCAGCACTGACATGAGACATAACCTCCATTACCGTGTATTGGTCAAAACCGCTGCCGCGGCCCGTTCAAGCGCATAATTGAGCTGAAAACGAGTCATACCGAACTCTCGAGCCAGGATGGATCTGGGTCGATGACGGTTTGCATGTAATCGTTCCAGATCATGTCGGTTAAGTTCAATCTTCAGTGTCCTGAGAAGTGGATCCTCGTCACTCAACACATATGCACGTTGCAGAATACTTATGGATGTGCGGACCTCATTGGAGATATCTGCTGCAGTAAACCAGGACTGCCCCTTCCTCTCCGTTCTCACTACGAGGCCGCACTGGATGAGCACTCTTACGTACTGGCGGATGCTTGAATGGGCTATGTCCGTTTTGAACAGCATTTCCTTGTACGTGTACTTCCCCGTCTTAAGAAACTCATATAGCACGGCTTGTCCCTTAGTGAGCACTGGAGTTAAATCTTCCTGTCTCTCCTCCACACGTCATCCCCCCGTTACACAAAGTATCTCTCACGTCTAATTCGCTCTTTCCATTCAGCCGGCATACCTTGCCCATTCGTCTCATAATATCGCTGACCCTTTACGAAGGACACGAATACTCTCTTGGCTCCATCAAAATAAAAACCGTTCAGACTATCGTCCGCCTGTCTCACTTCACTAGCCTCCAGCTCGTTCAGCAGATCATCAATGGTCACTTGGTTCTCTTCCCGGTACTCCTCCATGGCCTGTCTCCTTACTGCGTTGTTACTTTCAATAGCAGGGTCCTTATCTCTGCTGCATACGGTTTGAGGTACTTGTCCTTCATCTCGTCATAAAACTCCTGAGACGGCCAAGCGCTGTCTGGACTCAACAGGATCGGCTCCAGCCGGCTGCCATGATGCGTCCAGCGAATAATCGTCCCAATACTCCGGATCGTCCAGAGCCTAAAACTGAGCTCCAGCGCCTTCCTGCGGTCCGGGAGGAAAATACACTCACGAATTAACCGGCTCCATAGCTTGCTGTCCTTCACGAGATCTGGCCGCGGATCCGTAAGGAGAAAAGCGTAGTCACTCTCAACCGGCAGCTGGGGCATGCTTCGTTCTCCACTTGGTTTCATACTGTATCCAGGCATCCTCGAACTCCTTGTCCGTCATGGGAGCAAGCTTGTCCATCGTGCGGGCCATGTCCCTGGTCTCCCGGAACGCTTCACGTGTAAGCATCTGGGGAGGCTGTGTCGTCCCGGCCATCGGCAAGTGCGGCTTGCTGCGCGGAGTTCGGGCAGCATTCCGGCTGCTGCTGGTCGCCTGCTGTTTCTTCCGTTTGGCCTCTTCCCTTGTGCCGATTCCTTCTCTCTCCCACCGTTCTGCAATGGTCTCAAGGAACCGGATATTCGGCTTCCCGTTTGAGCTCTCACCAGCCTCAAGCAGCAGCTCCTTGACGAATTCCTCCGGATGTCCCTTGTCGATAAGCTTCACGATGAACCCGCTGATCAATGGGGGCATAGACAGATTCCCGAATACGGTCACATAGACATCCAGGATGGACTGTGCAAAAGCAGTTGCAGCCGAAGCTTTGGGACTCGGGACTGCCCCGACCTCGGATGCTGCTTGCTCCTGTGATGTGCCTGGGTCATCGTCTTCTTCTGTGGGTTCTGTCTGGTTAGGTAATGTATTGTTATGTACGGTACGGTTAGGTACGGTACGTGCGCCGTCTTCCGACTGTCCGTCGGACGTCACGCGGACATCCTTGGACGCTCGCCGGGATTTCCGCTTCCTCTCCCGGTCCTCTTCGCGCTTTTCTAAGAGACGTCCAGCATAGTCATACCAATCATGCAGCCGAAGCTCCCCGGACGTCTCGTCCTCGTCCACCCAACCAGACTCCGTCAATGCGTGAATGAAGTCGTCAGCTTCCGCTTCCGACATTGCGGCTTCGGCGATATCCTCCCTGTCATATCTGGACAGATTCCCATCCGGTGCAAAATCAAGCGCCCACCACCACAACAGGTGGAGATGGCCGATCGCAGCCGGTACAGTAACCCTCAGCTTACGGGCAAGCTTCTTCGTCTTCGGATGTCTGGCGAGCTCCTGGTGACTCTCAATCCACATACGGCGGCCCCCATCCGTACCGGGCAGCAAACACAGCCTCGTGCGCCCGATGAAAGTTTGATTTTGACTGCCTTAATCGCTGTGCCAGGACTTGATACTGACGGGACCGATAATCGGTCCCTGTCACCTGCTTTTCCGCTGCACGGGCCAAGAGCTCGAGCTCTTGACCGTCGAATTCCAAGCAAGCTTTGGCTGGAAACATCCACTTCCACGCCCCTTTCGTTATTCTGCTAGGTCCAGCGCCTGAATCACGGCTGCTCGTCCTGCACGAATAGCAACAGCAGACTCGAATACGGCCATCAGCTCCGGCCCCCAGCTATTCATGGCTTCCATGAGATTGAATTTGTTCGCAGGATTGAATAAGTTAGCGGCGAGGGCAACAATATTCCTGAACCCGGTGGATAGGGCAACCCGGTCGGCGCCGCGCCACTTCAGAAAATCAAACGGTGATTCTGTTTGCGCCCACTTCACCTTCCTGTAAATATCCGGATGGGCCAGTACATAACAAGCTGCAGCATACTCCCTGTCTTGAAATGAACCGAACTGGATAAGCAGCTTGCCGAAGTTAGAGCGATGCATTGCATTAACATAATGGATGCCGGGCATCAAGCGCCCCCTCCTTGCCAATCTCATCAGCAGCAGGTATACTGGACTCAAGGTTTTTAACAAATGAAGCATTCACGATGAAGTCGCCCCGCCAGGCGGCTTTTTCGTTGTTATGGGACCTACTCGATTCACGAGCCTTAAAAGAAGCAGCCATACGAGATACCTCACTGGCCTTCAAAATCCCCGTTGCATACACAGCTCCCGAGCTTAACCCGCGCTGTTGAAGCATCTTCGCAAAAACATTACCGCTCACCACGCTTCACCTCCATTTCATGCTTCTGGATCATTCGCTTCCGGTCGATCCCGAACTCTTCCTCGAGAACCCCCTGCAGCACAATGGTCTTCTCGATCACATCCCGAAGTTCTTGCCATACCCTTTCCGCACTCGCCCGGCGTCTCTCGAGATCAATGTGCTTAGCCATGACCAGTCCCTCCAATGCTTGCTCTAGTTCGCCAAGGTCTTTCAGGAGCACGTCTTTTAGAGCCGCCGGATGAAGATCCAGGTTAGGTAAGTCATCCAGAATATTGGAGATAAAGCCTCCAGTCCGTTCGTCTGCGATCTTAAGCGCTATCTTCCAGCTAAGTCCCGATAAGACGGGATCCAACGATGCCGGCAACTCGCGGCTCCCGGATTCCACCTTCGAGATCAAGGTACGATCCACCGGAAGCCTCTGCGCCAGTTCTGCTTGGGTGAGCTGTTCGTGTTTTCGAAATTCTTGTATGGCCTGACCAATATTCATCGCCATTCCTCCTTCACAATTTCTTATTAATTGGTGACAGCATGTCATCAGACCCTATCTGGCTTTGTGACATGGATCCGGGATAGTATGGAGTTGTACTTAACCGGTACTCGACCGATTCCCCTTGCTGCCTGCTACCTAACCCGGTAGCAGGTTATTTTTTTACAACACGCCAGCCTGCTTCCAGTAATGCGGGGACCAGTGCCTCCTTCTCCTCTTCCGTCTCGGCAGCATAGTAAGCCTGGACCAACTCGGAACGTTCCGCGGCGGCCCTCCAGATCGCCCTGGCAATGCGGTTATACTCGTCCCAGATCTTCTGGTTCTCTTCGGGCGTCTTGACCATGTAATCATCACAGATGTGGACGGTTGAATTCCCGTAGGTAAAGGTCTTTATGATGTTCCCCGGTATAGCAGATACTGGCTCGTTCATAGGTATCGCCTCCCCATGAACATTCATATGCGGGACAACGGCTGGGACGGGCATTGTTTTTCCTCCTTCTACATCCTATTTATCGTTGACTTTTGTCAATGGTTTGTCATAAAAAAATAACCTTTCAAAAGAACATTCAAAATAAGCAATCATTGAACCAATCACTTTAGATCCAGGACTTCTTTTTCCATTCATGATCAAGCTTAAAGTTGACTGTGATATACCAGTATTACTCGCCAGCTCCTTCATAGAAAGCACTTTTTTACGCTTCATTTCTGATAAAAGTACTTCCTTTTTTATCACTGCTTTTTTCACTCCAACCAAGCTACCTCACTCCATTCATTAACTTTTGTCAACATCTGATGAAATAGTAACACTACCATTGACTTCTGTCAACACTTTTTGAGGGTCATTATTTATCTTTGTCAATGACAAATGTAAACTTAGTATTAAAGTACTCCATTAAAGGGGATAGTTTATGCACTTTGGCGAGGAACTCCGGAAAATTAGAGAAACGAAAGGGCTTACCCTTAATCAATTAGCAATGTATTCTGGTGTAAGTTCCGCTCTAATTTCTAGAATTGAGAATGGAACCCGTGGTGTGCCCAAACCCGAAACAATTGAAAAGCTCGCGAATGGATTAAAAATCCCTTATGAGAACCTAATGTCAATAGCTGGATATATAGAGGAAAATAATAACCTAGAACCTTTAAACTTTGAAGCACAAAAAAACGCCCTTATTGTTGGTGAACTCGCTGCAAAGTATGGGATAGACTTATCAGACCCTATTAAAAGAGAACAATTTGAAAATATAATTCGAATAATTGCTTCTAATTACCTTGATAAATCATGATTGTATTTTTGAATCACTAGTATTACCTCTTCAATCAGTTCCGCAATATCAATGTTTTTTAATTCCGGCATAAGTTTAACAGCTTGAAGTAACTCTTCATTAGCTGTTGGTTGAGTTGTCACATAATCATCTCCGGTAAATATGAAGTTTTTTTCCAATTATAAATGAGAACACATGTTCTTAGCAATCTATAACAACAAAAAGATAAAGCAACCACCTGCAAAAAGGTGGTTGCTTTATCAGCTTAATTTTTCACAGCCAATTTTTCAGGTGGTATTAAATCCCTTAATCTTGGTATTCTTCCTGGCACTAAACCGTAACCCTCATCAGTTTCGATTTGGTTTTCAATGTAATTTTTCAAATCCAAAATACTTTGACACTTAAATAACTTAACTGCTTCTAATGCAAAATTTTGAGATTGTAGTCGTGTGAAGAAACTTAAATTTTCACCTTTACGATAAACATATGTATAAGGGAACCATTTTTCAAATTCATTGTGATTGAATTTCTTACTTATGTGATACAATAACAAGTCAGCCTCTACAATTCTGGATTTATTATATCTATCCGTTGCTCTTTCACGTATTAATATCTCCGCACTATTACTGAACAGTCTATTTTGTAGTCTTCTTTTTCTCCTCTCATCTAGTGAGTATGTGTGCTGGCAAAATTCCGTAAATGTCATTGGTTCTTGTCTCTCACCAATAAAATAAGAACTCATTGTTAAACTGGCAATCTCCTCAAATCTCCTTTTGTCGATCAAAACCATTACTAGGAATATAAACGTCTCTCTAATAAAGAACTTATAATGATCACACTGCTCTTCATCATCATTAATGTTAGGCTGTGTATATAAATAAAACTGTTCAAAAAATGAAATAAAATTATCAAGGGGTAGGTTCTCTTGGTTGTCACATATTTGTTCGATAAAACGGACAAACTCATTCCTTAAAGGTAGCATATTATGAACGTTATTATAAACTATTTCATCAATAGTTTTATCTTCACTACTCTGATACTCGAATTGCTTTAACGTCAGTAGGAACTCATCTAAAAACTGCCTTGTTAATCCTTTTACTCTTTGAGGAGCACGAGTATAAGCATCTTTTAGTTGATTATTAATTGATGCCTCCTTTATGGTACTTATCGAATTTTCATTTATATATGCTGGTGCTTTGCCACGTTCTGGACGTCGATGCATTGGCTTATTGTATAAGTTCCGAACTAATTTTTCATATTCTTGTTCGAACTGATCTTGGGAAGACAGGTCTATATAAATGTTCGATTTACAGTATACTGGGACATATGCGCGTCCCTCTTCGTCTACCTCGGCAATAATGGGAATGACCTTTTCTTGAGTAACATTCTCATACAATTCTGGAGAGATTATCTGGGTTTCTGTTCCCACCCCTCCTTTTCTTTGATCCGCTTTCTCCTTGTAAACTTTGTCACAGATAACTAAGATCCGCTCAATTGATGGAGAAGTTACCATACTTTCCATAAAAGCATACTTATTATGGCCTTCTTTCAAATCCCAAACATCTATTTTTACTTCTACCCCGTCATTTTCCAAACGTTCCGCCAGTTCAATTACCCACCGTTGATGTTCTGGTGAAGACCAAGCATAAGAAATAAACGTTGGTGCTGCTTTGGGTTGGTCCATCTATCTTAGCTCCTTCTGTTATTACTTATTTATGGAAATATGCTTTTAATGATTATATAACAAAAATTAATACGATAGCTTAATACAAGTAAATGTTCTCGATTTCTTGCGAGAAGTTATGCCATTTAGTAATATTTGTTAATAGAAATATTAGGAGGTTGAGACCTCATGTATCTGCTCCCCCCTGGAAAGTACTGTTTCTATCTTAGAAAATCCCGGGTAGACATTCAGGCAGAAGCTCGCGGTGAAGAGGATACTTATGCTCGCCATGAAAAAATGCTTTTGGACTTAGCATCACGCCTTGGTGTTACCCTTTCTGAAGTTTATCGTGAGAAGCCCGCAACATCCGGAGAAAGAATCTCAGAAAGACCTGAGATGATCCGATTACTCGGTGATGTTGAGGAGGGGAAGTGGGACGGTGTATTTGTTATTGAAGTTGAACGCCTAGCCCGCGGGGATACAATGGATCAAGGTATCGTGGCACAAGCATTTAAGTACTCTGAGACACTGATCATTACTCCGATGCGGACCTATAATCCTAATAATCCAAATGATGAAGAATACTTTGAATTCGGCCTTTTCATGAGCAGAAGGGAATTCAAAACAATCACCCGTCGGCTACAAGGCGGTCGTGTTCGATCGGTTGAAGATGGTAAATATGTTGGTAACAAACCCCCTTATGGATATATCCGTAAGAAACTGCCCGGCAAAGGTTACACTCTGGAACCTCATCCTGAGCAAGCTCCTATCGTTAAATTGATCTTTTCACTCTATACAGACACTGACCCAGAGAAACGTATGGGAACCTCTCGCATAGCCCGTTACCTTAATGTAGACCTTAAAGTCCCAACTGCTAACGTTAGCAAAACGGGGTGGATTGTTGCCACAGTTAACGGCATACTGCGAAACCCGATCTATATCGGCAAAGTTCGTTGGTCTTCTCGTCCCCAAATAAAAAAGAAGAACTCTAAAAGCAGACCAAGGAAGCCCCGGGAAGAATGGATCGAAGTTCAAGGACTTCACGAGCCCTTAGTAGATGAGATCACCTTCAACCGCGCTCAGAAGATCATGCAAGAGCATAGTCACCCTCCGGCACCTAAAGGAAAAATTAGTAACCCACTAGCGGGCCTAATAAGGTGTGATATGTGTGGAGGCGCAGTCGTCTTGAAACCAGACAAAAAGACCCACTCTTTTTTACTGTGCCAAACTACCGGCTGTAAAAACGTGAGTTCGTATTTTTATGTAGTTGAGGAGAGATTGCTCCAATCTTTAAATGAGTTACTTTTCAAGATAAGAAGAGAATTAGATACTACCCCTCTATCCGAGGAAAACGATCAAACAGAATTGCGTACAAGTTTACTGAGGGATCAGCTAAAAAATCTCATGAAGAAAAGAGACGAGCTCTCTCTTCAGAAGGGGAACCTTCACGATCTGGTCGAAAGAGGGATTTATTCAACCGAGGATTACTTGGAAAGATCCAAGGTGCTTACTAAAAAACTAAGTGAGATTAATGAGTCACTAAGGACAGCAGAGAAAGAACTACAAGAAGAACAACGTCGTGCCGACCACCGTGCGGAGTTAGTCCCCGTCATCGAGAAAGTCCTCCAAGAATATACTGCAGCAGCATCCGCGGCCGAAAAGAATGCTTTACTCCGGTCAATAATCAGCCAGGTGTCATACAGAAAAGAAAGGGGCGGCAGGTGGAGTGGCGCTCAAGACAGTTTTGTACTAAAAGTCTTCCCAAAAACTTATTAG